AAATATTAGCTTAAACAATATAACTAACTGAAAAAATAATACTAGCCGAATTGACTGTTGCACCTTTCCATTTTCCAATTCCACTAGGTTCAATATATACCGTTCCGTTCGAAGTGTTATATTGTGAAGCGTTAACCGAAAGGAAAGTTTTTGGCTTAAAACCGTCAGGGATTTGGAAAATTACAGTGTTATCATTGATATTTCTTAGAGCATTCCCACTGTCAAATATTATAGTTACTATACTTCCAACTTTTTCTACAATATTACATGTAGTTCTGCCTTGCCCTATTGCTTCCGCATGCACGTAAAGTTTTGCTTGCTGAACTTTGTATAAATTTTCCAATTTCTTTGCATTCTGATAGTCCGAAATTGGAATAAATTTTGACCCTTCGAAATAAGTCAATGTATTTTCAACAGTTGGGACAACCATCTGCTTATTCGCTTTATCATAGTATGCTATACCTACTTTTTTAGTTCCTGCGTCCTGTAATAACCCACCATATCCGTTTGTACCCATCCAGTTCATTTTTTCTTCATGCTTGATGTAGTCCTGTAAAGTTGACAATGTTGCTAAAGTAGACGGATTAATGACCATTGTAGCTCCATTTGAATTGTTTATTTCAGTTATCAAGTCAATCTCGACTGTGGCCAAATTAATTCCATTTGTCGCTGGCATTGTGTCAGCCTCTGCCGCTCTTGTAACACTGTACAGTATCTCATTTCCTGAATCTATTTTTCCGTACAGCCCTATTGTTTCAATTTTATATGCACTGTTAACAGATGCATTTGTAAATATCGCATTCAGTCTTACTTTAGTGCCTTCCTGACTTACTCTCGACATATTGACCGTCTGCTTTATTTCGTCAATGTTTATAAGTTTTGATACATCAGTAGTATCGCTGTAAACTTTGCTTGATGTCACCATTCTTGTAAACGTAATCTGCTTGTTGTTTCCAAGTGCATTTGCTATCAAAGTCCTTCCATTATCCGTTATTGTTGTATCTTTAAAAATTGCCATTTTTTTAACCTCCTATCACATATTTTTTACTGTGCATAAATCCTGCAGTAGCAAATATTTTAAATACCGCATCAGGTAGTTTTGCACTTATTTCGTATTTCATATAATTTATTATTCCGTTTGTTATATATATCCTGTCCTCAGTTTTTGGAGTAAGTATGTTAATACTGTTAAATCCTAAGTTTGCAGGCAGTATTGTCTTAAGCATATTATTCAGTTCATCATATTTTTTTGCATCGTCAAACTTAGTTGTAACCCCAAGTTCATATGCGTTGAAATCGGGCCTTAGTTCATAGTTTCCAGCACCACATAGCTGGTCCATTCTGTTTACTAAAACTCTCCAGGTATAAGGGATTTGGTCATTCCAATACGTTAATACTCTAAAAATTCTAATCTCTAACGTGTCGTTTTCATATCTGTGCAGTCCCAACATTTCCTCAAATTTGCTTATTCCGTCTTCATCACAGTATTGTATAAACTGATTATTAAACACCTTTCTAAGCAGTTCCCACAATAACTTCAGCTCAGGCTCTTCACTTTCCATTATCCGTCTAATTTCCCTGTATTCCTGCATAAAATCAGGGAGATATGACAGCAGGTTGACGTTAATATTTTCTAAAATCGTCATACTGTGATACCTCCCCATACAGGAATCTGATATTCAGTTAATTGTAAGTTGTTAGGACTTCCGTTAATTGTTGTATTCTGTATGTCCAAAATTCCGTTTATGTCAAGTATTTTCGCCTCTATACGTGACACCCTCACAACTAGATTATTACTCACTTTTTCATTTTTCAATGCCCATGTTTTTCTCAGTTCAAGCAAGTAGTTCTTTACCACTTCCTCGACCTTCAGTTTTACAAGTGGCCATGAAAAATTAGGTTCGAAAGTGATACTTGTATGAATGTTAATTGCAACGTTGCTTGTCCCCTGTACTGTGACAACATGCCCTATCGGTGCAACCCCAAGACCTCTAGCGTCTTTTGTCGGATCCATTGTATCCTGTACTTTTTTAATCAGAGTAGGGCTTGCCTGGTTAAAATCACTGTCAAGTATGGTTAATAAAACAGTTCCGCCACCATTCCAAACTGGAGTCACCTTGACAGCTCCCACACCTTCAATTTCATGCACTTTAAGTTTATAATCAGAAATGTTTCCTCCATAAGCTTTCATGTTAAAACTGTCAAAGTACCGTTGCCGTAACTTTTCTGTCTCCTCTTCATCCTGTCCGGGAATTAAAAGTTCCGTTATTTCAGCCCTACCTAACCCGTTTATATAATCAACCGGGATTATATTTCCTGTTTTCCTTCCTCCGTCCCTTCCGGGAGTTTCACATTCAACTTGATATTCGTATAATCCTGTACCTGTGTTATGCTGTATGAATTTCGTAACTGTATAGTTCAGTTCGTCCAAATTAAATCTGCTACCTAGCGGTATTTCTATGTCAAAAACACCTTTTAATACCGCCTTGCTTGCTTTGTATGGAGTTATCCCTCTTTCACTTGCCCTTCTTATCAGATTAGGCCTGCTGGCCGTATCTCCAAAAGTTTCCTGTAGTATTATTGATAATGCAAAATACATATCTTCCAGTTCTTTTGCAGCAGGTGCAAGGGCATCCCATATGACTGAGCCTTCCCTTTTATCCATGCTGTTCGGAACTCTCGCAAGCATCCGTTCCATTATTTTTTCGTAAGTCATTACCTCAAACATTAAGCTATCTGCACCTCCTTTTCAAGTTCCAGATTTCCAAAAATTGTGACTGCTTTAAATTTGACGTGCACCGTTCCTCTTTTCAGTGTCTCAAATTCAAAATCTGTCACGTCAAGTATTCTAGTATCCTGTTCCAATGCTTCTTTTACCCTTCTTTCAATTTCAGGGATACAGTAGCTTACAGGCATTCCGAACAGGTCTTCAAGCTCTATCCCATAATTCCATGAGTAGATTATATGCTTGTATCTTTCCGTTCTTATTATTTTATAGATAGCCTGTTCCATTGCCTTCAGCTCATCTGTATAGTCTTCTATGACATTTCCTGATAAATCCATTTTATAAGTTTTTGTCGGACGTTCTATGATTCTAATATCCGATGTAAGACCGTCGTTACGAGGTATCATTACAACCACTCTCCTTCCGTATGAGGGTTTTTGTATCTATCCAGTACAATATAGGTCTGTCCTCCCTGTACCTTTAAAAGTACGACATCTTCTCCTGCTTTTAAACCGTTGTGGATAGTTATCCGTTTTCTGCCCTTGTATTCGTGCTTATGACTTTTTATATCTGTCAGCACGCCTTCAACAAGTTCAAAGTCTTCCGTTTCATGGCTTACGGATATATCGACATCATAATCTCTGACAAGATGTGTAAGGATAAGATCGTCTTCTTCAAGCATCAGTTTCTGGTCGACTCGAACAGTAATAGGATTCACGGATTCTACTGTGCCTTTTCTGTGCTCGAACGGTTCTCCCGCATCATTCGTTGTTTTCGACAGTTCTTTCAACAGTTGTACCAGTTCCGCCATTCTTATCACTCTCCTTTATTCCCATCTGTCCTATAAAATCAATAGACATTACGTGCTTTTGATATTCAAATTTATGCTTGACTTTATCCACTATCATATAGTTCTGTACTACTATATCCCCGACATTAAGTTTTATGAGCATACTTGATCCTCCCCTAACCCTTATGTCGCCGAAGACATTTTCCATTGCGAAATTTCTTTTTTTATGATTATACAGCTTTAAAAGACTTTCCACTTTTTCCTTTATTTTTGCCTCAGTCATTTTCTCGTCCACATTTTCAAAATATTGTAAAATACCCCATGATTTTATATTAAAAGGGTCTTTTACCATGTATATTTCCCTTGTTTTTGCCTCCTTATTGACCCTTAAGAGCTTTATCTGATTATATGTCTTGTCATCTATACTTGTGCTGTATTTATAATCAGTTGCACTCTTGTCGTCAAGAATGAGGTCAAGTATCCTCATTTTCTCGTCTTCCTTAAGTGTAAGCTTCCCATAATCGTCATAGAAAATAAACTGCTTCTTCGTGTTATACAGAGTTTCGGTAAGTGCATACAGTATCATGTCAAATAAAGTCTTGTTATCTTCTATCCTCTTTTCAATCTTAAATCTCGTGTCTTCCAGTTCACCGATTTCAAGCTTGAAGTCTTCCGCTATCCTTTTTATTATTTCCGTTGCTGTCACATTCTTAAATATATAAGTGTCCTTATTTTTTAAGTACCTCAGCTGATCATATGCGGTAACCTTAATCTTGCCTGATTTTGTCCTGCTACGTTTAAAAATATAACCCAGAAAAAAAGGGATATCCTTGTATTTCACGGATACCCTGTTCCCTTCGGTAAATTCTATTTCCTCTTTCAGCACTTCAAATTCGAGCACCCCACAAGCTCCTTTTCTCTCCGTTGTCCATTCAAGCGATGTTACAAGCGGGATTAAAACCTGACCATTTTCCAAAGTCACTGTCAGTTCGATATCTTTTTCAAGCTCAAATTTTCCGACTGACTGTTTTATTGCCGCATTAATCCAACTTTCCCTGTTCAGGTCTATCAGTTTTATTCCTTTTAAATCTGGCATAATGCTCATTCTTTAAGCCTCACTTTCTGCCCCGGAATAAAGTCCGTTATTTTGTCAAAAGCATTAAGTTTCATGACCTCTGCCATTTTCTCGAGCCCTCCTGTATGCTGACGGCATACATTCCATAGAGTTTCCCCTGCCTCAGTTGTGACTATTCTGTCAAGTATTGCCGTTACTGCACGAGGTTTTGTGATAAACCCCGAAATCTTATCATCCAGTATTGTCAGAGCAGTAGCTCTCGGGTCACGATATTCCTTGAGCTTAATTTCAACAGGGATGTCCATAAATTCGTCAGTGTCATCAGAATATGTGAACTCTTCAAGTGTGACTTTCATGTTTGTGTTAAAATACCCCTTTCTGTTCGGATATCTACGAGACACAATGAACTGGAACACTTTCCTGTCCCTTTTCAATCTCTGCAGTTTATCTAAATAATATCCTGGTTTGTTAAAACCCTGTAAAGTATTTAAGTAAGGATATTTAAATGCAGGGAGGACAATTTTGAATGATATTTCCTTAAGTCCTTCGGACTTCAGCAGATTCACTTCAGACGCATTTATAAGCGACACAGTCTCATTCCTGTTCTTCATGCTGTATGTTATCTTATCCGGATTTGCCGGAATCAGCATTCTGTCAATATAAATATCATACATGTTAATGCACCCCCTCTGCCACAATATTCATTTTCTCTTCTATCTTTTCAGTCAGTTTATTTATCACTTTATCAATATCAGCTTCATTTTCTATTGTATTATTATTGTTCATTTCCACTTTTATTTCAGCAGTTGTGAACTGATTGATGTGTTCCTGTTCTGCCAGTTCTCTCAGATATTTCAAGTCCTCTTCCGTATCCTCAAGACTGTTGGCCATTTTTCCTGTGTTGTCAGCAGTTTTTCCTGTATTTTTCCCTACTCCGTTAGGGTCTTTTCCTCCACCGCCTCCTCCACCTGGCATTCCAGTTCCTGCCGGATCAAGTCCTTTTCCTCCTCCGAGGTCTCCAAGTTCACCTTTTACCATATCTTTTGCATTTTTGTATCCGTTCTTTAAGTCATTTTCCCATTTTTTCTGTTTTGCATTTCCTCTTTCTGCACCTTTTCTGTATGCTGCACCTGCATCTTTTTTATCAAGCTTATAGTTTATTTCAGCTATCTGAGGTGCTGAGAAATTAGCCCTTGCAAGTTGCATGGCCCCTCCTGTTGACGTAGGTAGGTTAATCCCAATTGCAGATAATAGAGGAGCCGCACCGCTCATTGTTTTTAAAAGTCCATTTATGAACTTGTCCGCTTCTCTCATTATCCAGTTAAATGCATCTATAAATATGTTCGCAAAATTGGACAGTCCTTTTGCAGCACTTCTTATAAGCCCGTTTATCCCTCTTATTATCCCATTTATAGCGGATATTATCGCATTGACTATGCTTGCCCATATATTCCACAGCATAGCCTTCATCCAGTCAAATGCTCCTACAACAACTCCTGTGACTGTAGCTGTTTTTGTCATAGTTTTAATAAGATATATCATTCCTACGACCAGACCTATCACAACCGCAATGACTGCTACTATTGCAACAACAATCCATGTTCCGGGGAACGCATATATTGCCGCGTTCAATCCATGCTGTGCCGTTGTAGCTGCAAAACTTGCTCCAGCCATTGCCATATCAGCCGCTGCTTTAAATCCTGCCGCAGTGTTATAAGCCCATATCGCAAGAGTTGCTATCCCTTGAGCCAAAGCATACGCCCCCATTGCAATCGCAACAGCTATAACTATAGGTCTGATTAAGTCCCATTTTTCATAAACCCAGCCTGCAAGTTCCAGTGCTTTGTCAAATACTGTTGTCATTACCCCTGCTACCATTTCAAATGTACTCGCCATGTTTGTTGCCATTGACTTAAATTTCTGACTGTTCGCCACCTGATTAATCATTCTAAGCAGAGGGTCAAATGTCCTTAATGCAAAGTTTCCTGCCTTTATCCAAACTTCACCCCAGGTCATAGGTAGTTTAGAAAAGTCTCTGTTAATATCATCAGTCATTCCCAGTACTGCTCTTCTTACTACGTCTGCGGTTATTTTCCCTTCTGATGCCAATTTTTTAAGGTGGTCTTGAGACACGCCCATTTCCTTTGCTATCGCCTGAGTGATAAGCGGAGCATTTTCCCTGATACTCCTGAACTCGTCTCCCTGCAATACTCCTGACGCAAGTGCCTGGTTAAGCTGTGTCATTGCCCCAGCAGTTTCAGATGCGGATGTTCCTGCCACTTTAAATGCTTTTGTTGCGTTACCCATGAACTGTATTATCTCAGCATTATTCGAAAATCTTTTTCCCGCAAGGATTCCAAGTTTTGCCACATCATTTGTAAAACTGTTAAGTGGAACTCTTGCCTCCTGTGCCATTTGATATGCTGCATTTTTCAGATTATTTTTCTGTGCGGATGTATCCGTTATAAGATTAAGCCTTGCATCTATTGTCATAACCTCGTCGGATATCCCCGCCAGTTTCTTTGCACCGTTAATCAAAGCATACATTCCGACTGCGGCTTTCAGTTTATTTATCAGCCCGTTCATTGCTTTACCTCCGCCATGTATCGAGCTGTTCCACTGTTGCTGTTTCGCTGTGTTCTGCTGTGTCTGTGCCCCTGCTCCTGCAAGTTCTGCCTGTAAATTCTGAAGCTCTGCGTTAGCTTTAGCTATGTTGTCCTTCATTGTTCCAAGGCCTTTGGGGTCTATCTTTTTATTATCCGCCGCTTCCATAGTGGTTACAAGACTGCTCATGGCACTTGCCATCTTAAGCACGGGAGCAGTCAGCCTGTCCATCATCTGAATCGAAGAGCTTATTGTTCCCATTAGCATCACCTCCTTGCTTTGGACTTCATTTTCTGCATTTCCTTTTTCTCATTTTCAATTTTTAATCTTATACTTGCTATGATAAATGCTTTTTCCTCAAGACCGAGCTCGGCAAAATCGCCCGGCATTATTTTAAGCTTGTGGAGGGCGTAATGTGCATACCCCGCCATTGCATCCTCCTCTATCAGTTTTTTGCTTCTTCAATTTTTTCTTCCATGATATCTTTATCAAATCCGCATATTTCCTGTACTTTTTCTGCCAAAGCGTTATACTCACCTGGTAAAAGCATAGCAGATAGGAGTTCCTCTGCAGTCATTACTGCGTAACTGTCCTGTAATTCTTTGTTGTTTAAGTTGGGGTACACTACACATGTAACAAGCAGTTTTTTAAGATATTCTGTGTAATCAAGTTTAGGCATGTATACGTTTTTCTTAATCTTAACCTGCGAAGTACATTGATTTCTTAGTTCGTCATCTGTCTCATTTCCTATAGCCCTGATTTCCCATTCTAATGGCTTTCCGTCCTCTCCGACAAATCTGTCAGAAATTACCACTTTTTCATTTTCTACCTGTTTTGCATTCCCTTTAAAAAATCCTTTTAAACTATCCATTATTATTTTCAACACCTTTCTAATTAACGTTATCAATATAAAAATAAGCAGACACACTGTTGTATCTGCTAAAAATTTTGCCACTTTCTCAGGATTTGACAGCCAACTGAAAAATTCCCCCAGCATTACTGCATTCCCGGTAAAATCTTAAATTTTTCAGGAATTTCGAAAGATTCAAATGTAAAATCAAATTCATCTTCAAGATATTCTGCATCCGCATCTATACTTGCAAGAGTTCCTCCGTCTATGTTACATCCTTTCAGTATAACTGTCTGTCTTCCTACTGTCGAAGTAGGGTCTTCGTTCACAAGCTGCATGTCAAAATATATATCTTCTCCTGTGTTCTGATATTTCAGTAAAAGTTCCCTGAACAGTGAAGAGTTGTAGTGCAGTTTTGCACTTCCTGAACCTTCCCAGCCTGTAGCCTTGTTCCCTTTTCCTGAGCGCCCCATGATAGGAACTTTGGTTTTTGTCTTCTCCATTTCCGCTTTCACGGAAATAACCTGCATTAAAAGATATCTGTTACCTTCTATTGTAACAAAACATCTTCCCATGCTCCCTGATACGGCATCTCTACCGTTCATTGTTGTGCTCATTTCTTACCTCCTTATTCATTTAGCCTAGGCCACTATGACACTCATGTATAATTTTTCCATCGCTGCAACAGGAGTGACCTTATCTGTTACAAGCACCGATTTCTTGTCTTTTCCTTTTTCAACTGTTACATCCTCAGCAACAAAGTTTTCAATTGCCCTGACTCTCTGCAGTTCCTTGTGGTGGTCAACAATATTATCTTTAAGTGATACCCTTCCATCTTCGTCGTTATCTACTTTTCCGACGAACGACTTATTGAACAGTTTTGCAATATCCACGGCTATCTGATCAAGTACCCTTATTACCTGATTAGATGTAAAGTCGTCATTCTTATCTACTGTGATTGATGTAAAAGTATTTATGTCCGTAAGAACAACTGGCTTGTTATCAGCCTTATGGAATAAGAATTTTCCTGCTTTTATCCCGTTTTCCAGTGCTGTCTGATTTTCCTTAAATTCAAAAGTAAAATCTCCGTCGTAAACTTTATTGGAAACAGATTTGTTGACAGGGCATCCCGCTTCGGCCCCTGTAACCCAGTACACCGCAGACGATTCCTTGTCGTCTTTGGAAATAGTCTTATTTTCAACTGAAATAACACCTTCATGGTCTGCATACGCCCCTCTGTAGACTACAGTCTGAAACTTAGCTCCAACTTCATCACGCATTCTTTTTGTGAACTGTATGTAAAGTTTTTTAATAGTTTCGTCAGTTGCAAGACATCCCAGTGTGTTAAAATAATAAGTTTCAATTTTATCTAAGAACTTCTGATATTCCGTTCCTGTCACTGCACTTCCATTTGTTCCGTTTTCAAGCGGTTTTGCAACTGTCGGCGTTAATGTTGCACTTGTTTTAAAGTCTACAAAATCATTATTTACTAAATCTTTTGCTGTTTTTACTGTCTGAACGTCCACTTTTTTATTGTCAAGCAAAGTAGTCACATCAAACATCGTAGGAGCGTCAACGTTAGCCGCCACTGTTATTTTAATGCTGTTCCCTCTTTCACCTGCATATTTTGCAGTAGCTAGGTCATTACTTGCCTTTGCCCCTTCATTCAGCTTATAACAGTAGACTGTCTTCGCATTAGAAAATAAATCCCTAAGTCCTTTCATTTTTTCATGATCATAGCTATATCCGAATATTTTCAGGCTGTTTTTCTGAAAATCTGAGTTTTCAACGGTAAACACTTCCCCGTCAACTCCCCAGTCAAGTTCCATTGCCATTGCTGCATAACCTCTATCAGCAAGTGATACGATAGCTCTTGCTAGGCTGACAAAGTTTATATAAGTACCCGGCAAAACTTTATTCTGAAATAACCATGTACCTCCTCCGTATGCCATCTATTCCACCTCTCTCTTTAAAAATTCTTTTATTAAGTTATCCACTTCGTCAAAAGTGTATTCCTTGTCTTCTTCAAGCATTACTCCGAGAATATCCTTCTGCATTTCATATTTTTTAGAATTGTAAAGTTGTTCTTTTGTAAAGCTTGAATTTGTTTCGTTTTTCTTAGCCATTCTTTATGCCTCCTTCTATCGAAAGACTTTCCATCTTATCATTTTCCTTTTTCTCACGAATAAAATAACTGAACTGAATAAAGCTGTGCATATTCCCGTCCTGTATCTCAGTTTTTCTCTCAGTGCCTCTCATGATGTCTCCATTTTCCAGCGTTATAAGATTAGTGATGCTGTTAAG